AATGCTGAGTCTGCTTTAGCATTATTGTATGCATCTTCTAGTGACATGAACAGTTCCCATTTCTGTGCTCTTTGAGCGACGTTATACCGAATGTTGCACCTGCAGATTTGTACAGCGTATGAAGACTTCTAGTTGAGAAGTCATCATCATTTAAAGAATTTTCAAATGCAGTTAGGTTCTTTTCGTCAAGGGAAACAGCCCAAGCTCCAACCACACACTTACCCGCTACATTGGGGTTTTTTTCTTTTGCCTCTGAATACAAAGCATCTAAACTCATTGCGCCTCCAAACTTAATAATAGAGGCCTAGGTGAATAGGCCTCTATTATTATTATAGTACATTTTAGTAAGAAGTGCCAATTCCTTGATCAAAGCTTTGTGTGCTTCGAACAACGGATGGTGAAACAATGCGACCATTAGCCTGTGTCAAACCTGCTGCTGGATCTGTTGCCTTTGTGTATCGCGCTTTAATTGAATACGCCGCACTGTTACGTTCTCCACCTGGGGCAGCTGGCACGTTTGGACGTGAAACTTTTGTCCCTGGGGCGGTTGGGTCTCCAGCTGCAGTGTTCTTCTTAGGAATAAGAGTACCTGATGCTGGTGAAGCTGACGGAGAAGAAAACTTAACTCCTTCTTTGCCCATTGGTGTACGGCCTTGTGCTGCCATACCCGCTAGAGCTGCGTCTTGATCTGATTTTGCCATTGTTAGTACCTAACTGTTAGAGATCTCTTGGCATAAATAATATATTAGTTTACGGTAATAGTAAAGACAATCGCAGAAATAGATCCATCTCTGGACTCTACTGTAGCGAATCCAGGCCTACACGTAAGATCTAAGCCACGTGGAGCCACGTAACCTCGAGCTATAGCGATAGCCTTTACTGCCTGGTTTACGGCTGAAGCGCCTACTGCACGTAATTTGACCTGTGGAGTCTCATATAGTGCGTGGGCAATTGCTGAGCCAACGGATTGTGCGTTAGATCCAGCGCTTACACGCAGGAACTTTTCTTCATTTTCTTTTTCATTCACGAGTTGTAGTCCTTAGTTTTATGCCCACCTAAGAGACTATATTACGGTGTATCTCCATATCCCGCTGCCCTAAGTAAAGAAACAAAATCCTCTAGTCTAAGGAGGGTTACCCACTCCCCAATAGAAGCCTCTCCCTGCCCGTTTAAGCGTAGTACAGCTACAGGTAGATCTTTCCCGTTATGTCGCTCTTTTAACTGCTTTATAACGGCACTGGGGTTAAAATCTTTACGGGCTTTTACTTCCCAATCAATTCCGATTGTTCCAGTAACATCAGTACCGCTGCGACCAGCACCAGTGCTCTCAGCAAATGGAAACCCATTTTCTGCCAAATAGTTTGCAACAACTTTTTGTGATCTGTATCCACGATGTTTCCTACTCTGACTAGGCATTATGTGTTAAACCTCCGAGTTCTTGACCGCATACCTCCACCATCAGAGGTGCGGCGTGTGAGCTCACGAGATACTAATTGTGAGTCTCTCTCAACATTGAGAGTGCGTGTTTCAATTAGCTTACGAAAAGCATACTTTACATCTAGCTCATGCTGTAAATCTTGGATCTCTTTACTAGCCGCAATCTGTGCCTTAATTAAAGTAATTCGATCACCCTTTGCGCCAGTCCAGTTGCTCAGCATACTAGACGCCTCAGCGTTATCTAATGTGCGCTGTGCCTCACGTTCATTAATAATAGCGATAGCCTGGGCACCAGCAAGATGGTCGTTCCACTGAGTAAACTGTACAAATAGGTCCATAAGGCCTTCGTCGTCTAGCTCAGTAATATCCCTAGGTAAATTTGGTATGTCGTATTCAGGTTTAGCGGTTAAAGAAAAACCTAATTCATTTACTGCCGCTAAGACATCTCTGCTAATACTCACTTTGCCTCCTGAAATGGTGCGCAACGCTTACAGCCTACTGCAGGATCTGTGCTGCAGACCGGTGGTCGTTTATTATTTACTGCCCAAGCTACGTCTAAAGCCCTGTCAAAGATATCTTTAGTAAACTCTGGGTTGTATTGTACTACGAATTCTTTGTACTCTTGGTTAGCCTTAAGCTCATAAATAAACACAATCTCTTTTGGAGCAGACTCAAACAGCCCCTCTTCAACCATTAGGTGACAAAGATGTAGGTATACCTGCCCCTGTAGCTGATGGGAACGAAAAGGTGTTTTAATATTCTTCCATGCTTTTTCTACGTTGTCGTCTGCTTGTGCCATAATAGCCGGGGCATCCATGCGGATACCTCCAGAACCAATTGACTTAATTTCAATTAAGCAGTCTTCTCCTAAACCCTTAATCCAACCATCAGCGTGACCACGGATCATATGCTTATCGCTACGCAGAGAAACCTCTGCGTATTCTTTATTTACAAGTCCTTGAAGATCTTTAGATGTAGCCCAGGTATAATCCTTAGTTATAGGGTTGTACCACTTACCATATAGAACACCCATATCGTTAAACCACTTCTGCCATTTAGCATGAATTGTGTGGCCTTCAGCAAAGATAGATGCAAGGCGAGCCGGGGTCTTGTCACGAGTCTCTACGTAGTTACCATTAACAGCATGGTATTGCGCAAGTGCGCACCAATCATCTTTAATGATATCAGACGGATGAATATAACTCATGTCACGATCATCAAATGGGCGAGTTAACACGTGGCGCTCTACAGCACCCATAAGTCGGGTTGTTCTTTTCTTTGTTTCTAAGAATGCTTTTAAATCCTTACTAGCAATGGTTTTAGGTGTTGCCATACTTTCTGCCCTCTTTCTCTAACCACTCTTCTAAGGTTGTGCCTTTTTTCTTATACTTGCGTTGGGCTGCATTTCTTTCTCTATGCGACATTCCGCCAAAGATTCCGTGAAGCTCATTATTAATTATAGCCTCTTTAAGGCACTCTTGTCTAACCGGGCATGCCGGCCTACCGTCTTTACCTAAACAGATTGCTTTAGCTTTGTCAGCTATGGGCTTATACAAAGCCTTATCTCGTGGAGGAAAAAATATCTCTGTGTCTTCTCCCTGACACTTGGCTTCATATCTCCAGGTCCATGCTGGATCATCGCTATATCGCATTACTCACCTTTTATTAAATTACGTAATTCAAAGAAATCCTCCTCTAATAGAACGACGTAATTCTCACCATCAAGGTGCAACCCTAGAACAGGCATACGACTGTCTAGAATTGCTTCAGTTGTAATCTTTTTTAAAACCTCTGACTTAATAGTCACAGATTTTTTACCGGTCCACTTATGCTCAATAAGGAGTTCGTCATCTCTAACGTCACCCTTACGTGACCAAAAAGCCCCGGAGGCAGCGCTGCGCTGGCCACCTGTAATCTTTTGCAATCGTTTTTCATGCTTTAACGATTGTTTTTGTCCTTCACTCTTCATCTGTGCTTAGCATTAGGACTGGAGCAGACTTTAACGTATCCATTACGGCAGTAGTCAGTTCAGTTCTTAACTCAATCTCTTCACGAAGTGAATCAATGAGGGCTTGAGCCCCCTGCCACTTACGGTCACCGTAATACATCCAGCCACCACGACGATCTACAATTCCGTTAAGGATGGATAGGGCAACGATTTCTTTACCAGAATCATAACCCCCAGCATCAACTGGTCCTCCATCAGAGAAGTAGAAGTCGAGGTAGGCTGTCTGCTGTGGAGGATAGGTCTTGTTCTTAATTGTGCGGACTCGGATTGTTTGCCCCACACGGCGCTTATCCTGTCCAGTGCCCACCTCTAGCCATTCATCGCGCTTTATTTCGCAACGAACGCTATACGCATAATCTTTACCAAGACCACCCGGTGTAGTACGAGGATCGCCGTGCATGACGCCAATCTTCATACGGTATTGATTAATCATCATGCCCAATACAGGGCGCTCTGATTCAATCAAATCTCTTTTAGTTGCTGATGCTACTTTTCGGAAGAATTTGTTGGTGATGAGTGCTCCTCGTCCAACAGTAAATTCATCCATTTCTTTCTCATCCTCTGCTCCAGGTACGAGGGCAGGTAGACTGTCAATAACAACCATATCAACAGCTTTACTTTCCATGAATTTAATAACTGCTTCATACGCATTCTCCATACTGTTAGTTTCTACAAGAATAACTCGCTCAGTTATAACGCCACAGAGCTCGGCGTATTTTGCATCGAAATCTTCTGCAGCAATCCACACTGCAGTAAAGTCTGGGTTTACTTTTTGGTTGGCGGCAATAGTTCTTAGAGCGATAGCTGTCTTACCATGTGATGCCTCGCCTACTAGTTCTACCCAACGATTCATAGGCCATCCACCACCTAGAACAACGTCTAGTGTTAGAGAACCTGATGTGACACGTTGTGTAGCAACAACGTTATTGGCAGCAACTACTGTGTTTGCCCCGTACTTTTTATTTAGTTGGGCGACTACCTTTAGTGCGTCTGAATTAATAACTGCCATTATCCGATCCTATCTACGATTATGTTGGGGTTAAAACCTGATGTTCCTACTTGTTTTGCTGCAACTGTTGGTCCTGAACTTTGACTTGGAAGCCCTGTTCCAGTCCCTGATTGTACCAGTGGATACCCACAGTCATAACAACGTTTTGCAGTGTTGCTTCCTGGGGATGACATATAGTTTCCTGAATAACAGCCTGGACATGTTTCAGTGCTTCTAGAGCTAGCGGCTTTGCTCACTAACTGATCTTGAGCAGCATCGTAATCAACACGTACGGTTGGTTGATTAACTGTTGCCCTGTACACGTTACTCGGCGCGGGACCTGTAGCAGGTGTAGAACTTTGAGTAGGCTTGTTATTTAATTTATTTGCCCACCAGTCATTGTTTGCCATTGTTTGCTCCATTTAGTTCAATTAACTCTAAGTTAAATAAGGTAGATACGCAAGAAAGTGAAGAGGATAATGCAACTAACCTAAACAATCTTTGAAGCGTTTCTGCGTCTTCCATAAAGTTTTCTTCTATTTGATTGTCTTCTAGCAAGTACGCAGCAACTGCAATTTTAGATGCTATATCTGCATGCGAGTCGATAAGCGGAAGCAGCCTAGAAAATCGTTGTAAACGTTTTTCACTTGCTTGTTCTTCCATGTCAGCTACTTCGTCAGATATTGGGGGTAAGCCCATAGCGTTAGCTATGTCTTCTGCAGGCATGAGCATAGTATCATAAATTACTTGACGCATCAAAATAGGCAAAGAAACACTCAGCACCTTATCTGAATCACTAATTGACACTCGTACTTTGTTTTTCTTTTTACGTCCAAACATTATTTGGCGTCTCCCCATCGAGTAACCGTCGTAATATCCGCCAACATTGGGATATTAAGAGCGTTGATTCCTTCCATAGCCTCACGAATCGCTGCCTCTGTTTCCCCAATAAGATCATTGGGAGTGACAGTAACTAATTCGTCATGGATCGTAAGAATTAGGTTTGACCCGTCAGGAATCATTTTGTGTGCCCTAATCATAGCAAGCTTTATGAGATCTGCCGAAGACCCCTGAATAACCGTATTAAACGCCTGGCGTTCTGCCCTGGCACGTTCCCAAATCACAGAAGATCTAAGATCTGGCAGGTATCTACGGCGATTCATGTAGGTAAGGGCATATGGAACTGGGCCACGATTGCGGCTCTCCTGAATAACCCTCTTCTTGTATCGAGCTACAGAGGGGAACTTAGCAATAAACCCGTCTAGGAGTTCTCTAGCCTCATTGACAGAACAGCCGATAGAATCAGCAATCTTATCTGGACCTACACCGTATGCTAAAGATAGCACCAATTGCTTACCGGCTTTACGGTCTACCCCCATAGTAGTACCTACAGTTGTATAGATGTCCTCACCATTCATGTAGGCAGTACACATAATGCGGTCCTCACTAAAGGATGCAATAACACGTGGTTCAATCTGAGAGTAGTCAGCCACCACTAATGAGTGGCCT